GGAATCCCTTAAGTTGTAAATGGCGTTTAGCAACATTTTCTAACCCTGTTTCTATATCAATCTGAATACGTTGAATAGTTCTTGCAAACTTAACGTCTAATTGAGAAAGGTTAGCTTTGCGTTCAGGTGATTGATCTTTTTCTACAATATAATCTTTTGGAATCTTAAGAGCAGCTAATAACTTATCTCTATAGTATTTTACGTCTTCAATCTCACCTAAGTTCTGTGCTCCAGGAAGTGTATCAATTTTTGTACCCTTACCATTCTTTGTAGGAACAAAGTAATCTTCATCCATTGTCATTGGATTGAATCTAGAATCTACAGTATCTCTTGCGTTATTGTAAAATCTTTCCTTTTTAAATTTTTGCTTTAGACGTTCAATAAACATCTCAGCCTTACTTGTTGGTAAGTTACCAGTATCAACATAGAAAATGCGTCTCTCAGGTGCTCTGGTTAAACGATAAATCATCATGGCTTCTTCCATCATTCTTAATGATCTAAAAGTTCTATGGCACATCGAGGCTACTGATTTACCGTAAGGATAGAATACAGGATCTGATGTATGTAATCTAAAGTGAACTATTTGGTGTTTATCAAGTTCAATATATCTAACTGGTCTATGTTGAGCTGATTGACCCATTTCTGCATATTGCATACTTTCAGCATTTGGTATTTCTTGTAAGAACTTCTTTAAATAACCAAATTCATTCTCTACTCTGAGAACCCAGTTAGGATTTAAAATCTTTAATTTCTTTATACCTTCTTTAGGATTATCTAAATCTACAATTAATTCTATAAAGCAATCTCCATACTTTACAGTATTTCTTGTAATATCCCAAATTAACTTATCTAGATTTATATTTAGGAATAGATTCTCAATCTCATTAACAACCATATCGTTGTCAGATTTTACAGTCCAACGCTCTGCTCTTGTTCCTTTTTGAGTTGAGTCATCTGCATAGATATCGAAGGCTGATCCGATTTCTGGATACTCATCCATCTCTTCATAATCTTTGTATCGGCGTCTTCTATTAAGTTCTAACTCAGGTAATATGGGATTTCTAGAAATACCACCAAGAGCAGGAGCATCATCAACAGTTTCTGTTCTAATTATTTGAGTTGGATTGGTTATAACAGTGTCACCTGTATGAGGTGTAACCATTCCACGATCTATAGCCTGTTGTACAGGTATTTGAGCTTTTGTAGCGAAGAACTTAGCAAAGAATCTTCCTATTGGTCCTGTAGGAATAAAATAGGAACCTGATCTATTCTCAGTTCCTCCAAAGTTTGTGTATCCTTCGTTAAGTTTTTTATCTATCTCATCAGCCATTTAAAATCATCCTCGGACATTTGCTGTGCTACTCTATTGCCTGTTTTTGGATCAATATGGTGTTTAAAACCCATAGCTGGCATTGGAGGTTTTTCTTCTATACCAGTCTTAGTTAAAAACTCCATAGGAGTTGTATCTAGTATTTGTTTATAAACGTGAACAGCTAAAGCCATACTCATAATTAGGTCATCATGGTGATTCTTTTCAGCTTCAACTTTTCCGTTTTCAGTTATTATAAATGTAGTAAGTTCATTAGCAGTTCTTGCAGAGTTAATTTTAATTAAGTTAGTTCTTATAGCTTCTTCTAGTTCAGCAAGAATAGTTTCTCTATTCTTAGCAGTTACTAGGAATCCAAAGTCGCCTTTTTCATCAGCCCAAAGATTTTCGTATTCGTAGTTATTATAGAGCCAGTCAATTAAATTATTTCCTATAGTATTGCGTTCACAAACTATAGGAGCTACATTATATAGCATACCTTCATTCATTAAAATTTTAGCAAAATCATTTATTGCTGTTCTATTTGAATAAAACTCAGCTACCTGTTGTCCATTATACATATTAATAATATGGAAAGCAGAATAATCTCGATCTCTACCTAAAGATACATCGCACGCAATAACATAAGAATAGTGAGGTTGAGGATCTTGCCAAACTCTCATTCTATTGTTATACTTAGTATAATAATCTTCACTAGTTTGAGCCACTACTTGTTTTAAGATCTCACCCTCAATGTAAGTATCGCCTGTGCCTAAGAATGAACATTCATATTCTTGCAACCACTGTTTGGTTGGCATATTAGCTTTAGTGGTTTCTTCCCACTTATTAATATCCAACCCTTTTTTAGTCATCTCTTCGTAGAGATTTGAAAAGTTAGGGTTATACCGATACTCAGGGTGCTCTTGCCATTTGATATCAATTGCATTAAACGCATTCTGCTTGCTTATGGCATTCTGATATACTTCGTGATACCAATTACCTACGCCATTAACTGTAGAAAGAACAAAGGCTCGACCACCTGTTGAAATGATAGGATAAACTGCTGCCCAAATAGTATCAATGTTTTCAATGAACGCAGCTTCGTCAATAATAAGTAAAGATCCTGCAAGTGAACGACCTGATTGTTTACCTGAGGGTCTAGACTTAATTACCGAATTAGTTTTAAGCTTGAGTGTGTGTTTGTTATCTTCGATTATTCCTGGTTTTAGGAATTCTGGAAGCTCGTCGTACATAAGTTTAATTCTATCAAGTACTTCGGTCGATTCTGCGTCGCCTTTTGATAGAATTACAATAGACTTATGCTTTTGGAAGATTGCCATCCACAAAGAATAAGCAGCGGCGATAGTAGTGCATCCAGCCTGTCTAAACTTCCTAAGGATATTAAATCTATAACCTTGAAGTTCTTGAATAATACGTTCTTGGAATGGATATAACTTAAATGGAACCAAACCTCTAACAGGGTGTGTAACTTTTATGTAGGTTGAGATAAAATGTACAGGGTCAACCGAACATCGCTTAAATTCTTCTAATAATTTTTGGTTTTCCATAAAAATTTTTCATTACACTACATTATTATAGTATATGAATATACACGCCATAATATGTACTAGAGATAGAAACAATATATCCAAGACTACGGATAAATTACTTAGCTTCCTTACGGGATGTGGAATTAAAGTATATTTAATGTCGGGAGCTAAGTCTATTTTTGCTGCTTATAAGGGTGCATTTGAAAAAATCAATCCAGCAGATGATGATGGTATTATTTTTTGTCACGATGACATAGAAATTCGTGATATTAAGGAAGAATTTGTAAAAAAGTTCCAAGATTTACTAAATTTACCAGAAACAGGCTTCATCGGACCAGCAGGAACTACCTATTTAAGCGAAAATGCTGTTTGGTGGGACAAAGATATATGGGCAGCAGGTAAACATAGAGGCAAAGTTAGCCATATTAATCCTCAAGGACGCGAATATGTCACTTTTTATGGCCTTCCAGGCGATGTAGTAGTGCTAGATGGTGTATTTTTAGCAGCAAAAGCCAAAACTATCAGACAAGTTGGCCTAGATAAGCCAGATTACTTCGAGGGTGAGTGGGATTTTTACGATATTTACTTCACAACGAAGGCTTTTTCAATGGGATTCTCAAATAGAATCTTAAGTATGGATGTTTTACACAACTCTAGAGGTGAATTAGTAGGTCGAGAGTCGTGGCATAAGAACCGTGAAGCCTTTATTAAGCATCATGAGTTCCCAATCAAGCTCGAAGATTGATTATTTCTTCTTAGAAGACTTCTTAAGGACTGGAGGTTCCTCAATTTTTGGTTCTTCAACCACTATTGGAGCCTGTTCAACCACAGGATCAGCTAATTCCTGATCAGAAATCTTCCAAGCTCTCTTCATTATTCGGTAGCGCGATGAAGTTGGTTTCATATTTTTAAGTTCTTGTATTCTTTGTTCTCTATTTAACATAAAATTATCTCCTAATTTATCATATCTAGGTCAGATTTCGATTGGAGTCCCTTAATATTTTAATTGGAGTCCCTTAAAGTTAATGGATGTTAGCATCTATGGCTCCGTTAGCCCCCCGTTAGGAGTCCCATCGACGCGATTTTTTCCGGCGAACGTGATAAAAAAAACTTTTTTCGCTTGCTTTCGCTTGACCCTATGCTATAATGACCCCATGAGCAACACGCACTACGCCGACTACACCTACTCCCCCGTGGAACGCTTCGAGATCGCGGAGGGCGATAGCATCCGATGCCAAGGGTGCTACGATACGGGTATCACGGATGAGGCGCACTATTGCACCTGTGAGAATGGCAGGCTCGAAGCCAAGCGTGCAGAGG